CTTTTCCAGAGGTGTATGGAATTCGTCCATGACTTCCATCAGCTGCCCGTCCATGGTATCGATAATTGCACCGGCGATCGTTAGCTGAGTCTGGCTAACTAAAGCATGGCCAACCGAATTCGTCCAGCCAAAGGTGGGACCCGCGAATGGGCGACCAGTGGCGGCTGCAGCAGCACGAGCCGCCAGTTGCGGTGTTCGAATATCTGGCAGTGTCGTCATCAGAAATGCCCGCGTTATAAGATGTCCTCGGCGCGGAATCGTACATTTGGCAGTTTGTCCAAAGGCTGGTGCATTATCAAAATCGACACGGTACCATTCAGTGGTAAACCGACCTCCTTTTACAAAGATTCTCTGGAAATCTGATATTTTCGGCTGCCCCTTTGGAGGTAATAGGCGTTCGTCTTGAAGTCCGGAATGAAGAACCTTTAATAAACTGGCTGACGCCATTCTTTCTGCCCTTGTTATAAAAACTCTAAGTGTCAAACAGATGGCTGGTTGCCCGTATTTCCTGGCAATCACATACGCCCATTTTCTGGCCGCCGGTTTAGTCTCAGTCTTGGCCGTGAAACTTGACTTAATAAAGAAACTCGGTTTAGGAAATAAAGATTATAAAACAGAATTAATATTATTTATAATTGCAATTGCTCTATTATTCGTTATTATACAACTGCAACCAGGTATTCTGAAATACTCCTTTTACTTCCTCTTTATTATATTTATGGGTACTGCTCTTCGCGGACTTCTTGATAAAATAAATGGTGAAGATATTTTAATTGATGTTCTCGTTATTTTATCAACGGTGTTTTTCGCTCTGACTGCACTTGCTATATATGATAAAAACCAGAATCTGAGTTTTTACGCATATTTGTCTGTTTGTTTAGGCGCTATGATTCTTAGCCGCCTCGGTATAAATCTTACTGTTCTCATAGGAAATCCTGCAAAACCTATATCAGGTCTGCGTCACATCGTATCAGTTGCAGTAACATTCTTTACATCCCTCTTCTTAGCCTATGATAGCTCGCGTCTCAAGGAATTGGCAGAGCTCTGTGCAAAAGGAGGTGGAAAGACTGACTATGTGCACAATGCAATGTCAGTGTATTTGAATATAATAGGGATGTTTTTTGATGTAAAGAAACTAAAGATTCATCAGTCCTGATACATCTTATTCGCGATTCCATTCTGAAATCGCAGCCATTGGAGGGTAATAACAAAGACCTTCACTTCCCAATCCTGTTCATATGAGCCTCCTGGAGAAGACACGTCTAGAGTCAATCGTAATGACTGTAGACGCGATGCATTTGCAGTTCCACTCGGCTGATGCTCAGCCGGATTTTTCGCAAATGAATAGCCATAGATAAATGAAGTATAGGCCGCTGCTCCGCCCTTATGTGCCAAGGCTATATGCTGTCTGAACCATTGTTCCTCTTGATTAATAAGTTCGATGCCGTTCAATTGAAGAATAGCATTTTGTAAAAGAGGTCTGGCTGGATTGAAGGTGGCATTTATTTCAGGACTTGTGACAGACGAGTAATTTGTCCATTCATTGTTATTGGCCGTCGCCTTACGTCTAACAAACCAGAGTATCTCCTCCATAGGGTGATTGGCCTCGATAGGGAGCTGCACTTGGATGACATCAGCTGCCGTCTTATTCGTCGCATATTTGAGCGGCTCCGAGAATTCAAAGGTATTGCACACTCGGGTTAGGATTTCAAAGGGGCTGCGTAAGATTCTTTGACGGATTTCGCCGTCCACCACTGCGCCATAAGTAATAAGCTGGATTTTATTGAAAGTAGGAGCAGCTGGTGAAGTATGAATTGTTCTTGGTATTGGTGTAGGCGCCGAGTTATCAACAATTACAATATCAGAATTCAGCGGTGTCTCAAGACATGATGTACGTCGCCCACTCAACCTTCTTACACATTCCGCGAAAGGGCGCAGAGTTATATTCACACGTATAGTACCTTCTCTGCATGCCAGAAGAGGGAGACCTTCTTGGAGTGCCATACGCTGAAAAAAGAAGGGAATAGGCACGAAAATAGCGTTCGTCTGAGTGGGAAAGACACGATAGGTTGGGGTTTGTGTTAGAGAGGTGAATGGTTGTCTTCCAAGTCCATCGGCCGAGAATCCAAATTGGTTGTTGATATCTTGCATGAGCAGACTGGAGACATTTAGAAAATCGCCGTCGACTTCTTCAATGACTTGGTCGCCGATTTCCAGAGTCGCCTTTTCGAGAATGACGGAACCCAGACTATTGGCGTAGAACCAAGGGTCTGCCCCTGGTGCGTACGTGGCTTTGCCAGACTCGAGGCGTAGAACGGTGGTATCATCGAGCCAGTGACCCAGATCTATTTGCAGCATTGTTGTAAAGAGTAGGTCACCTGCTGATACGGATCCGAGATCGAATGTGAATCTCTGGCCGAAACTGGTGGGACCTCGGATAGGAAATTGCTGACAGGAAAGACTAAGAGGGCGGATACGACGATTTGCATTCGGTAGCCACCATGTTTTTTCCGCTGCGAGAGGGGTATATTCATTATCTTGGTAGTCGCGAGGCGCAAGATCCAAGAGAGTTGTTATATCGCCAGCTGGCCGGCTGAAGCCCTGTGTGTTCATCTGTGTTATGTGTGTTAATTTGCATTAAATAGCTCGGCGCGGCCTTTTCCATCAGTGTCAAACTGTGCCCAGCCTTCAGTAATCACTCGCAACTCAGTATTCGGCGCACCTGTGAGCGGATCTATAGGGGGGAGAGTGAGATCAATATAGAAAGTCGGCCTATCGGCCGTCGTGAAATTCACAGAGCCCGTTGTCTGGGCGTCGTGATCTGGGAAGCGTTTAGGGGCAATTGCGCCAAGACCCCAGTTCATAGTATTAATTTGTATCTGGGTATCAATATCCTCTTTTGCAAAATTCGTAATGTCCCGCCATATCAAAGAGGATCTTGGAAGTTCGCGATCTTTTCCTGCGATTTGTAAATTCACGGAATTGAAATAACTCTGGGCGCCTGGCGTGCCCGTATTTACCTTCCAGAGTTTATTTGCATTAATGTCTTTTATACTTCGGAAAAACCAAATGAGTCGTTCGGCAGGGTGGCGACCGTCGAGAAGTTGCTTAATGAGACTTGTACCACCGTTCATGACATTCGCATAATCAAGCTGGTTTTGTGAGAAGATATTCTCGCGGAGTCTTCGGAATTGTATGCTGAGTGGGGTTTTCTGAAGAGAGTCTTGCATCTCGCGTGTCACATAGACTTGGCGAGTTTCCAGTTGAAGTTTGAGAGGGGGAATCAGTTCTCTGGAGATTGTGCTAAAGGGTATGGCTGGGGCGGGGGCGGGGGAAAGTTGTTGTTGAAAGTCTGTGCGACCCCATGGGCGGGGTTTCATTTGGCTATCGGATGATTCTACCAAGTCCTCGAGTTTGCGGAGTTTGCAGCGGAGGCGATAGGTGTGGCTGAGCACGGATCGCTGAGGAAAGCCAGTGTCTGCTGCGGCCTGGCATCCTAGGATTGGGAGTTCAAGACGGAGTTGGCCAGGCGTGGCATTATGTCCAATGTCTTCGGCTGTTCCTTCATGTTGACCAGTCAGAACATTGACCGTGCGATTCTCGCCATAGGAACCTTGGGCAGATGTTATTGCCCAGAGTGCATCGCCTGAGAATTCTTGGAGAAGGATATTGTCTTGATAGAATTCAATCTGCTCAAAGAGGAAAAATGCGATCGATCTTGTATATCCGTATGTGACACCGTTTGTATCAGTGACGAGACTGTTTTTATTAGTTGCTGCAACAGATGCGGGAAGCCATGTAGGGAGATTGATAATCATAGTGGGCTTTGTCATGAGATCGCCCACTAGATCGAATTCGAATTGGACGGTGCGGCCGAATTCGCAGGCGGTGAGAGGGGGGACGCGGCGAATTTCTGATGAAAAAGGGGCTTGTGGTTCGTAAGTATTATCAAAAATATAGAGGCTGTCTTTTGTGTCACTATAAAAATATAGATCCTTGTTTCCACGTGCTACGAGTTCGTAGACTGCACTTTCGGCAGTTGCGTAGGGGGTCGGAGCACCGGCCATCTAGAAATTGTTGTGGGGTTTGTTTAGCTTGAGCTTTTACCTTGACTGCATTCCTTGTGATCCTTGTGTTCCTTGCGTTCCTTGTGTTCCTTGTGATCCAGGAGCTACCCAATCAAGCACAATACGAGTCATTCCTACCATGATAACTGTGTTAAAGGAAAGTTGGCTACTGACCATAATTTCCATGCCGGCTCGGCAAATTGGACTGCCGGCGGTAATATAGCCCTGTACATACCCCCATACACCATCGGGAATACAAAAATAATTATATAGTTTTGCTGTTCCATAGTGTGCTGTATAAGCAATAATTGCAGATGCGGCGCCTTTCGCAAGAGGCTCCATTACTATACTAGTTGCTTCTTACATTTAACCCCAATTTACCTTGACCACAATTTCCCAAAAATGATATATAATGAAAGATATATTGTTCGTTTCTATTTCTATTTTTGAATCAGGAAATGTCTGTTGTATGAGGTCGCGGACTTGAGTTTCCTCTTTTTGCAGATCAGCTAGCTCTTCTTTTGAGGATGCCCAGTGCAGTGAAATGCGAGCCATTGTGTCGCCGCTCATTGCCGTTCGGAAGACTTGGTGGCGTGCCAGACTTAGAACAGATTCCACTAAGGCTCTTTTATAGCTCTCATCCTTGTATTTGTGTAAAAGGATGAGATCTTTGCGTGTAAACGACATCTGTGTTAAAGGGTGGTTCTGTTTATTCGGTTTGGGGCGCGCTTTGCGCGCTAGAGAGCTCAGCATCTGCGACAAAGGGCGCGCTTTGCGCGCTAGAGAGCGCAGGGGCATTATCTGCATCTGCATCTTCATCTTCAGAAGCAGAAGCAGATGCAGGAGAAGGAGCAGGAGCAGAATCAAGCCTCAAAACAAACTTGATTGAGTCTGATAACTTGCTAGGAAGTTCAAGATGTCCCGTTCGATTCGCCAGAGGAAAGGGGATTTTATGAGATGCTTCATTACCATCATGAATCCAGGCATCGAGTGCCTGCTTTGTCAGTAAATAGCCAACGTCAGTTGACGGGATTTCCAGAGATTTCAGCTTTGTTAGAATTTCAACAGACTCTCTTACACGATCACCCTTTGATCGTAGTCCTTCCATTGCTAATACATTGTGTAGAAATATGGTTTAGGTCTTTCACATACTATGACACCAGCCGAAGTATAGTAGCATTCCTCAGAATTATAGAAAGGCCAGCCATAATTCCAGCCATACGGGCGACTATATGACCACCAATCGCCACCTCCATAAGAACCGCCATATGAACGCGATCTGCCTCCACTGTAGCCGCCTCCACCATGACCACCACCGTGGCTGCCTCCTCCATGGCCACCTCCACCATGGCTGCCTCCACCGCCCCCACCTCCATGGCTACCGCCACCTCCCCCACCTCCACGGAAGCTCTCTTTCTTCATATGCGATCTGACTAAATAATCGCCATATACAATAAGCACTAATAAATGTATAATCAAAAATAACTTTACAATAGGGGATCGTTTAGAATAATAACTATATACACTAATGAGTATAAAAATTACAAATAAGAGTGATACTATAAGAAGAGGATGTACGGTCATATCTAGTTATGCTTCAGAACTTTCTTCGTATGCCACTGTTGTTTGACAGGGTTCCCTACAGACAGGGCACGGAAGTTCTCTTCCCTCTTGTCTGGCTTCCCATGATGCAATGGCTTCTGTATTAAATACGTGGAAACATGATGTGACGGATGATGTTAAAGGGGATAATTCCTCTTGAACAATGGGACACAGATCACCCCTTTTACACGCATCTTCGGCAATTAACCAGGCAATTCGGCGAGGAATACCCTTCTTTTGATGTACTTGAG